TGCCCCCTCGACCGCTCGTCGCGTTCGCTGGAACGGCACCACAAAGTCCCTGGTTACCGGCGCTGCTGGCGTCTCTAGCAACTTGACCACTGCCGACACCCCCATGTGGGAGCTGTTCGTGCAGCTCAAGGCTTACGCCAAAGAGCGGTACATCCGCGGTGTGGGCGGCGAGGGCGGCGAGGAAACATTCCACGCATTCCTGACACCCGCAGCCATGGCCCGCTTGAAGCTGGACCAGACGTACTTGCTCAACCTGCGCCACAGCCAGGCCAAGGACAAGAACGACGCCCTGTTCTCTGGCTCCAGCGTGAAGATCGACGGCATCTACCTGCACGAGTTCCGCCACGTCTACAACACCGTAGGCGCAGCGACTGGCTCGAAGTGGGGCGGCGCCGGCGATGTGGACGGCTGCCAGGTTCTGTTCTGCGGTTCGCAAGCACTGGGTATGGCCGACATCGGCGCGCCCGAGTGGAGCGAAAAGGGCTTCGACTACGACAACCAGCAAGGTATCTCGGTGGGCAAGATTTTGGGCTTCCTGAAGCCTAAATTCGGCAACATCTACGAGAACGGCTCGGTTGAAGACTTCGGCGTGATCAGCGCCTACGTCGCTCAGTGATGAACCAGGGCTTCGGCCCTGTACTTTAAGGACCACACATCATGGCAAAACTCAACGCCTCACGTACTGCACAGTACCCTCTCGTATCCGAGTTCGTCTTCAACTTCAACGACTATGTCATTGACAGCGTCGATCTGGTGAAGAAGACCTTCGGCTCTTCCACAGCCCTGGCTGACCCCTCTGGCTCCGTCACTGGCCTGACCGCTCCTACCGGTCTGGTGTTCGACGCGATCAACCTGCCCCAGGGCGCGACCATCGTCGGCGGCGAAGTGATCGTCGAGACCGCCTTCGTCGGCATCGGTGCGGGGGCCACTCTGTCCCTGGGCAATGCCGGCAACACCACTGCTCTGGTCAACGCCATGGACTTGGACACAGCCACCGCCGATAGCCGTACAGCCCTGACGCTGACTGCGCCTCTGGTAGCCAATGCCGGTACCAACCTGCGCTTGACCACTGCTGGCCTGACCGCTGCAGGCGCCACAGCCGGTAAGGTGCGCGTCCGCGTGATGTTCACCGTTGACGGCCGCGCGATGGAAACCTACCCTATCTAAGGGTAGCCAACTGAAAGGGGCTTCGGCCCCTTTCGCATAAATAGCAAGGAGCTGTGAATGAAATTCGTATTCAACCGCGCGCGCACCGTCTCATCGAAGTTCGGGCACGTCATCTTCTTCGATAAGGGCGTACCCACTCATGTGCCCTCCGAGATGTACCAGGAAGTCCTGGCCGTCGGCGGCGCACCGGAGACAGAGATTGACCTGGACCCCCCCAAGACAGAAGGCGTGGAAGAGCCCACGGACCCTGTGACACGACGAGCTGCCATGTTCGCCGCGTTCGAGGCTCTGTCACTGCGCGGTAAGCGCGAGGACTTCACAGCTGGTGGTTACCCCCACCCCAAGGCACTGGCCAAGGAACTTGGTTGGCAGGTGTCGAACAAAGAGCGCGACCTCATGTGGATCGAGTTCAAAACAAAAACTGAAGAGTAAGCGGGATGAACTCGACAGAACTCATTGACCTGTACCGCAAAGAGATGCGGGACACGGAGCAGCCGTACTTAATCGACGACGCTGCTCTGTACTCCTACCTCGATGATGCGCAGAAATGGTTCTGTCGGTTGACAGAGGGTATCGAAGACAGCCGCACCGCCGAGGTTACTCGTCTCGCGGTTGTCCCTTCGACTGAGTGGTACCCCACGTCGAAACTCATCCTGAAAGTCCGGGAGGCCAACCGCCTCGACAACGGCCTCCCAATCCCGATCATCAACGCGGAGAAGGTGTCCCAACTGGGCATCTACTTCGATGGCAAAGAAGGCTCGATCAAGTATTTGGTCGCCGGCCTCGACAAGAACTACCTGCGCGCCTGGCCCAAGCCGAACGAGACCGTGGACGTCGAGCTCCGTGTCTTCCGCTACCCCCTAAGCTCTATTACAGATTCTGGTGATCAGGAGCTGGAGATCGACGAGCAGCACCATCGGCACCTCCTGCTGTGGGTAAAGCACCTGGCGTATGACAACCATGACGTCGAGATGTTCAACAAGCGCAAGAGCGACGACTACAAGGCCAAGTTCGAGGAATACTGCTTCAAGGCCATGAAGGAACAGGAACGCGCCCGCCGGGCAGTAGGGACGGTGATTTATGGCGGCATTTAAAGTACCACTCAAGATTGACCAGGGCGCTACGTTCCGCAAGTCGGCAACGTGGAAAGTCGGAACGTCGTATGTGCCCGTCGATCTGACTGGCTGCACAGCGCGCGCCCACATCCGTTCAGAACTGAAGTCCCCCACCGTCCTCGTTACGCTGACGACAGCGAATGGCGGCATCACGCTTGGCGGCGTCGCCGGGACGATCGAAATTTACATCAGCGATGAGGCAACTACCTTGTTCACATGGTCGACAGGCGTGTACGACCTCGAGGTTGAATTCCCCAACGGCGAAGTCCGTAGACTCATGTACGGCTCCGTATCCGTATCGCCAGAGGTGACCCGTGTCTGACACGCAGGAAGTCCTTGAGGTACCTGTTGTCGAGACGCTCGTCGTTGACGATGGCGACTTTGTACTCGCGGCAGATGTCACTGAGTACGAGTTGCTGTCTGTTGCTGAACAGGGGCCGCCGGGCGTAGACGGGGAAACGATAGCGTCAGCCGAGGTGCAGGGCACGTCTCTCATCATCCACACGAACCTGGGCCAGGCCATCACAGTGTCCGGTTCAATCCTTGGGCCGCAAGGTCCGATTGGACCCGCTGGGTTGACTGGTGCAACTGGCCCGAAAGGCGACACCGGGGATGCTGGGCAGCAGGGGTCGAAGGGCGACACAGGGGGGATTGGTCCCCAAGGCATACAAGGTATCGAAGGCGACAAGGGCGACAAGGGCGATATTGGGCCCGCTGGCGCAACTGGACCTGCTGGACCCAAAGGCGACAAGGGCGATATTGGACCCGCTGGCGCAACCGGACCTGCTGGACCTGTTGGACCTGCTGGACCTGCTGGACCTGCTGGACCCAAAGGCGACATAGGCGACATTGGACCTGCTGGCGCAACTGGTGCGACAGGACAGAGCGCCTATGGGGCTGCCGTCGCCGGAGGGTTTGTTGGGACGGAGGCTGCGTGGTTGCTGTCTCTTGCCGGCCCTACTGGCGCAACTGGTTCTATTGGACCGCAAGGCGACACAGGCGGTGTCGGTCCTCAAGGTATCAAAGGCGCCATTGGTGACACCGGACCTGCTGGCGCAACTGGACCTGCTGGCGCAACAGGACAGAGCGCCTATGAGGCTGCCGTCGCTGGCGGGTTTGTCGGCGATGAGGCTGCATGGCTGCTGTCACTTGCCGGCCCGACTGGAGCGACTGGCCCCGTTGGCCCGCAAGGCCCAGCGGCTCCAACTGTCATCGCTAGCACGGCAACGCTTGACTTTGGCGCTTATCCTGGCAGCAACGAGGCGGCAGTTTCTGTAACTGGGCAGACAGGCATCACAACGACGAGCGTTGTCAGGGTGTGGGTTTCTGCTGGCGACTCTACCACCGAGCATACGCCGAATGACCACAGGTACTTCGGCGTTCTGTGCGGCGTGTCATGCAGCGTACCCACCGCCGACGTTGGGTTCGACATCTACGCGACCTCGATACACAAACTCACCGGCCAATTCAAGGCGCGGTATTCATGGAGTAACTGATCATGGCACTCGACACAAACATCGTCGGTTCGAACATTGACGTGAACGGAAACATCAAGGGGGCCCTTCCAGTAGATGCGGCAGCCGCTGGTTCTATGGTCGTGCTTTATGAAAACGACGACGGAACCAAGCTCGGTACTCGCTACCTGAAAAGTCCTGAAGTCTCTCAGGACTACCGGCTTCGGGTGGGTCAGGACACGATATTGTTCATGGATACGTTCAAC